TTGCTTAGACGCATATGCTTGTTTTAATCCTGGTGCTTCAATTTCAGTATATGGTAACATAACTTTGTTACCAGAATTTATTGTTGTTGTTGATGTAGTAGTAGAATGGCGAAGTCCAACTGTTTTTGCATTATCTTGCAAGCAAGTTAATAATTTATTTTTCTTGTCGATAGAACATTGTCCAAGCGCCTCGGCTACAGAAGAAACAGCCCAACCAGTAAATGGGTCAACAAGAATACCATTCTTGAATCTATCCAAACCATCAGCATCCAACTCTGTTGTATCTGTTGCTTGTTTCTCTAAGAAACTTAATGCAGTAAAGTACTCAAGTCTTTCGAGTCTTTCGTTCATCTTAGCAACATCACGCATCGTGAAGCGTTTGTTTTTCAGCAATCTGATTTTAACTTCAGATGGCAATGATGGATATGCTGGAATAGTTAATTCTGCAATTTCTAATGTATCAGGTTTAGTTGGTGGTGTCTCTGCTCTCTGATTACCAGCTTGTGCAGGAACTCCATCGTTAATACCAAACACACCACGATTGTTGATGTATACTTTAGCTACTCTACCTTTGTAGTAAATTAAGTCTGCATCAAAATCAGAACCAGATTCTGGAACACGAAGTCCAAATGTTGGAACTTGATATGTACCAACGTCAATTGGATTCAAAGATGTGTTTGCAGTTTTAATTGGTCTAAAGTCAATTGAGTCACGTAACTTATAAAATGTCTTAGTTGATGGACTTGTAAAGTTAGGAATATCGGCAGTTGTGATAGTTGTGTTTGATGTTGCAGTATCATCAATTGGATATGAATCAATAGACGCATAACCAACACCTTGAGATGTATCGTGTGTAAAGTTATCAAAGACTGCTAACAATCTACCAGTAGGAACATAACCAGCAATTGGTTTAATTGTTCCATGCTCATATGAATAGTCACGTTGTCCATTGTCTAATACGTAATTTGCAGTAACATTTGTGTTTGCAGTAGAAGCGGCTACACCAAATGATGATGATTGATAAACAGCGTGTAGCTGATAGATATCGCCATAACCTAAACCAAATGGTCCAGACAATCCGCTGATATGTGTATTTGGATTGATGTTTGCTTGTGTTTGAAAGTTTAATGTTTTAACTTTCTCTCTAGCACTTGCTCTGTCCATAGACACAAGAACTTCTGCGGTAAATGTTGCATTTTCTTGAATGTCAATAGATGCAGTACCTGGAGAAGTAACGTTAACACTTCTTACGCTTCCTTTTCCGCCATTAGCAGAAAGAGATAAAATCGTTCCAGAAGGAATAATTTTAGTGAATGTGTTAGCACCAGCACCAGTTGTATGTGTAGAAGAAAGAATTAACGATGTTGCATTCGTAATAGAAGCAACTTGTCTAGTCAAACTATTAACTTTAATTAAATCACCAACATTCAATTGTGTGGTAAATGATGTGCCACTTCCAGTAACAGTATTAGATGCCGCACCAACTGTAACAGTACCAGTCAACGCAGAAGTCTCTACGTTTGCGCCAGCATTGTTAACGACAACCATGTAGTAGTCATTTTTCTGAGTAGCATTTAATGCATCTGTACCAACGAATGTTTCTGTAACAACGTCAGTTGCAACAGTAGCAACACCAGAAGAGAATGATACAGTAAATTTCTTTTTGAATCTAAAAGCAGTTTCAACGTTTTCTGATGAGTCACGTATAGTTTTGATTGCATCGTATGGCAATGGAAAAATCATCGTGTTGAATGATGTTTCTTGTAAAACAGCACCAGCGGCAGTTGTTACAATATCAGCAAAACGTTTTGGTGTTGCAGAATCATAAACAGCACGAACGTCAGCAAAATTCTTACCAGAACTCATCGTGATTTCATACAAGTACAAATAGTATCTTGCATCGGCAGTACCTTTAGTACCACTTACATATTCAATCGAACGCACTCTTGCAGTACCAATTTTAGTACCACTTACTGTTGCGGTTGAGTGTGCTAAGTTTGTAATAACTTGTTGTGGTGTATCATACAAATCAACTTCTGTTGATTCCATAATGTCCCAACCACCAACAACTTCTTTAACTTCAATATACTGCCCGTAATTGATTTGAGTCTTTGTTTGTTGTACGTATGATGTACTAAGACCTTTTTGAAACTCAATTGGAGTTTTTGCAATGATTTGATTTCTATAACCAGACACATAAGATGTGAATGGATCAACTTCAACTAAGAGTAAATCTGAGTTACCGCCTTCAGTAGAAGTATACCTACCACCATTATCACCATTTTGTAAATGCTCACGAACAATGACGATTGGATCAGACAATGTGTAATTGCCAGATTCTTCAATTGTACGCTTGGCTAGAATATCTTCCATTTTATTGTCAATAGTAATTGATTTTCTTTTTCTAGCAACACCAGTATCAATTTCTGTGATTGTGATGAATTCATTTTCATCGGTAGTAGCATCTAATGCAACTTTAGTTAAAGTCGTATCAATTTTTAATCTATCAGCACCAGGCGCTTGTGCATTAGGCGTTCCCTGTGCATTGTCAACAAGAGATTGGTCTTCAATGTAATCAACGAAAGACCTTGATGGAACTAAACCAATCTTATAAGATGGTTCGTTTGAATACTTGTCAAGCAAAATAGTTTGTGTAGAGTGCTTAACAAAATGGTCTGCAACATAAACAACGCCTTCAGAAACAGTAATCTTAGACCCGTAGTTATAGATTTGTTCTGTTGCAAGTCCTTCATTAACAACATTGCGTATTGCATTTGTTGTTGCTGCCGATGCATATGCTCTGCCAGTTAAAGCAGAAGTAAAGATTGTTTCGGAGTTTGCAAACGTAGTATTGGCACGAAAATCAGTAACAGCAGTAATATTAAGTACTTGATTTGCACCAGTAGATAATATTGTATTTCCTGATGTTGTAGTTAATATGCCGCTTGTGTTTGAAACAAAAATTTTACTTACACTAGTAATTGGGTCTGTGTACCAAGACTCAATTGTACCAGTATTACCTGTCGAGAAAGTAATTGTATTTCCCGTTTGAAGTGTAGATGGCGCAACGTTTACAGTAAGAACTTGCGTACCGTTTGTTGCATAGCTAATGAACAATGTTTTAGGATCGTCCCCATCAATATCTGTAACTAGTCCACAATATGCTTTGATGCCGCTGTTTGCGCCATAGATTACGCTACCAACAAAATTAGCAACTGCAACCGTGCTACCATTGTAGGTAGGTTGAAGTTTAACGAAACTTAAATTTAAGTCTAGATTTTGTTCGCAACCATCGACTAATGCGCCTTGCTTGAAAAAATATTCAGCAAAGCGTCTAGTCTGCACTTGTTGAAGAGTTTGTGCTTGTGTGAGTTCTCTAGCCTGAACAGCACGTCCAGGACGATAGAGAACTCTTACAAACTTTTTATCTTCATCATAATCATCAAAGTATGGACTGGTGTTTAAGTCTACACCACCAGGATTTGTATTTGCCATTTATTTTTCAAGCCTACGTTTTTTTTAAATTAGAATTGAATGATTAGTTTAACGTCTTCAATTTGGTCAGCCGCTCTAGAGATTGGCACACGATTTTCAACATAGATAATGTCGCCTGTGTATGGCTGTAAGCCTGGAGTTGTGATAACTGCAACTGTTCCAGAAGCACCGGATGTTCCACCAGAAACGCTTGCTGTGTTAGCAAATGGTTTGTGTACTGGCAATGTAGTGTACAGGTTTGGAGTTGTCCACTCAATGACAGATGCTGTGTTAGAACCGCTAGTAACTGTCTCGTCTAATGAGAATGTTCCAGATGCGCTAGACAATTGATACTTGAACGACTGTCTGTAAGAAGAAGCAACCGCTCTAGTAGTTGTGCCATACAAATATGGGTCACGAACGATACCAACTTGACGGAATTCATTAGCTGTAGAGAATGTATTAGATTCAGTACCATCTAAACGAACGTTAATCATAATGTACTTACCACCGAGTTCTTCAACTGCATTAGCACCATGTCCACCTTTTGGTGAGATGATTGCTGTTGCGGCAGCGGCACCAGAAGCGAACGTAATAGATGCTCTTGTGTAACCCGTACCAGCCGCTGTAATTGTAACTGCTGTAACTGCACCAGCAGTAATTGTAGAGTTAGCTGTAGCGCCAGTTCCGTCACCAGTAATAGTAACTGCTGGAGCAGAACCATATGCAGAACCACCTGCTGTGACTTTAACAACGTGAACACCACCATCAACTGCGGCCGCTTGCACGTCCCACTGGTCTGTACCATCGTCAGAATCTAATTGCTGAACTGGAATGTAATCATTCGTCAAGAATTTCAACGCTTTAGCAGTTGTGACTGTATACATGTATTTCCAAATGTATCCGTCTGCTGTCGTAAATGGTGATGTGCTTACGCCTGTTGGCTTTGTAGTAGAAGCCGCACCACCTGCGTTCCACAAGCACTTGTAAACGTTATAGTCTTCTGTGATTACAAAGAAAGAATCGGATTCGATTAAGTTTGTATCGGTATCATCATAGTATGTGTATACTGTGCCAGAAGTCCAATTGTATCTTGGAACTGCGTGTGTTACGTCCGCTGTAGTAATGCGTTTTGCGGCATACATGTCACGCCATGGAGTATATTCAACGTTAGCTGTTGAATTTACTGGTGTTGGTGGCGCATTATCGTCTGGAAATGCTGTGTTTTTACCGATGAACAAATACATAATGGTATTTGCTGTTTCAGAAAATGCTTCTGCGAATTGCTGTGCATTGTGTACTCTGAATTTTGTAGTTACAATTGATGCCATGTGGTTTTCTCCTTTTGAATACTGTACTTAAAGTTGTTTTTCATTTACTTATTTATACAAAGTTTTTATCTAAATTGACTGTTTATATGCAAAAACATTCGTAAATGTGTTTGTCGGTAATCTATCTGTTATCATATATGTGGTATTTGCAATGCTTTCCACTTTGAAATACTCATTGTTTGCAATGAATTTGCTACCCAAACCAAAGTCTGATACAAAGTTAGTTCCAGAACCAATTACTATCGGAACTAAATCTGAAAGCAATGAATCGTCAACAACATCGATTGCAGTTGCACTAAATGTTGAAAGCGGTAACGTAGAGAATCCTGCGTTTGCAGAAGAAACTGTTCCCGCAATCTTTGCGTATGTCGTATAGTCTGATGCAGTATATAGTGACGGATAAGTTGTGCCAAATGTTTCTGTGCTTAGTGGTATATCATATAGTGTGCCCGATATAGCATATCCAGACAATGCTGAAACTGGCAAGTCACCATATGGCAATGCATATCCATCAGATGCGCTTTGAATATCAATACGAATTTCATCTCTGAATATATCTGTCGGATTTCTTCTAGCAGACTGTCCACCAGAATATGGTGAAGTTGTTGCTTTAATTGTCACATCATGTGTCGTAGTGCCAAGATTTGTATCAAATGTAAAATCTGCTAATGTAGAGATTGGTGATGTTTGATAATCTGACAATAATAAGTTATCGTAAATTGTATATTTAAATCCATTGCCTTCAGAGCGAACAACAATCTCTCTATTTACAGATAGATTATTGAGCGATGTTGTGGTTACAGGAATTACTTTTGTATATTCTTGGTATTGTTTTGGCTGTACTGTATATATTGACCCAAACGTTGATGTTTCATATGTTGTTGAAGTTCCTTCATATACACTCTGTGGTAATATATCTGTAAATGTTTCATTAGCAACCTCACCTATTGAAATATCACCCAATTCAATCTTGTACAAGTACACAAGATTCTGTGCAGACGCAAATTTCTGAGGCGCAACAGTAGAGTATATAAAGTCAGCTTCAACGTGCATGTCAGCTAAACTTGATGCAGATTGTATGAAATCATCAAATGCTACGTTTGCTACAGCAGAAATTAATACGGATGAATATTCGGATAACAATATGTCAGAATATTTTCTGAGTCTAGTTGCATGACCACTTAACTTATACTCTTTACTGATGTTCAAAGTTGAAGTCTCTGCAATCAATACAGGTAACTCACGATTCATCTCGGTAAATGTTGTTACCGCAACACTATTAACTTGAAGTACAATAGGAATTTCAGGTTTAATAGTTAATGATTCTGTGGTGATAATAGATTCTAATACAGGAATTGTTCCACTAACAGCAAACGTTTCGTATCTAAGTCTTGTTGTTGTCGATAGCGTAGAAACGTCAATTGTATTATCAATGAACAAATTCAATATAGATTGATATGCTGGATTTTCACCATACAAATCACTAAATCTTACGTCTTGTAAAACCGAAATTGGTGTTGAAATCCAATCATCACCATAGACACCAAGAGGTGTCATTCGTAAATTGCCATATGTATTGTTTCCATAACCAGGAACAATATCAAATTTAGACACAACAAATTTTGTTGTTGGTAATGTTGCTGATGTTGCAGTAACATCAAGTTCAAATGGTGTCTGAATAATAAACGAGTGTCTAATATCACCTTGATTAATTACAACGCCAACGTCAGTAATTCCAGTTTCTTCATCGCCTTCTGGCACCAAGTGAATAACGTACTCTTGAACATCCAACAAGTCTGTATCAAGTCTGAGAACCGGTGCTTCAACTTTGATAGTCCATGTGATGTTTGAATACTCATAATCACCACCAACATAAATTCGTGCCAATATCTGCACAAGCATTCTACTAATTGCTTCATTATTAATTAATTCTGGCGCAACATCAAGATTATTAAGAATACTAATCTCACCAAAATATGTAAGACCCGCAGGGTGAATGATTGACTTTAAGGTATTTGAATATGTTTGAAACGTTAAACCACTCTTAATAACATAAGAGTAATCTTGATAGTAGTATGAGTCTTGAATAATCTTATAGTCAACTTTACCATCATCGTCTAGCCAAACACCTTGTCGAATTCCAAGTCCAGAAATAACTGGGCTTAATATTGCGTTACCATCACCAACAGCGGATGCAGATGCATTAGCCGCACTATAGTTAATACCAAAATTTGTAATTTCAACTGCACGAATAGAACCAATACCTGTGATATTATTTGCAGTATCTACTGCAATGCTTGCATTCTTACCTTGAATGTTTGTTGCAACTAGATTTGCACTTGAACCAGTCGTTGTAGAAATTGAGATTGAAGGTAGATTTGCAGAACTATATCCAGTACCAAAGTTAGTTAACTCAATACGTTTGATTGGTCCTTTTACTGACCAATCTTGATTTTTAATAATGTCGTAATAACTACCATCAGCTAACATACGTTGACCATCTTCAAATAGAAGGTCGTATGTCGTAGTTTCTACAACAGATGCAATTTGTCCGGCTGCGTTTGCACCAGCACCACCAGTAAAGACTAACGTGTTTCCAACACCATAGTTAGAACCAGCGTTATTAATTGTGATTAACTTATCTGACAACAATCCTAATGAAGAGATTGTAGTATCTTGTAATGTGATAGAAGGTTTCTTAAAATATCCTTCACCTCTGTTGATAACAGAAACTTGAGATACTTCACCAACAGTATAGGTGTTTGCACCAGAAGTTACGCTGTATGTATTTGCAAGTGCGGTAACTTGAACAAGAAATCCACTACCACCAGTTCCAGTATTATTAATTGTTGCGGCAGTATTTAATTGATAGCCATGCCCAATTGTATTTACAGTTAATGCACTAATTGGAGATTCTTTAATAGAAGAAACTTTAGCTTGCGCTTCAGAGCCATCACCAGAAATGGTAATAACGTCTCCATCTTCATATCCAGAACCACCATCAACAATAGTTACACCAGATATGATACCATAAATTGTTGTGACAAGGTTACTATCGTCAATGTCAACAACGTCTTCGCCAGCAGTAAAAGTACCGCTGACAAGTTTCAATGTCATTTCAGCGACTTCTCTGGAACCAATAAAGAATTTCTTAATGTCAACTACGTTTGCAAGAAACCCTGAAGACTGCCCACGAATAGTTTTATTTAAAAATAAGAAAATATCTCTATCGTATGGTGCACCTAAAGAGTCTATGCCAGTAGCAACAGCCTCAGTTCTAATAATTTGAGTCTTTTCAAAATTACCATCAGACACACGCAGAACGTCAGTTCCAGGATAGTAAAAGTCAATGTCTTCATTGTATAAAAGTTTAAATAGAAATCTATATGATTGCTCATTACTCTTTGATTCATAAAAATCTTTGAAGTATTGTGCTACAAGTCTTTTATCGCCATAGTACGTTGAAGGTATGCTAGGATACAATTCTTCTCTAAGGTAGTCAACGTATTTGTCAACAGATGTTTCTAGTGTTTTATAGTTTAGAACATTTCCTGTGGCACGACCAACGTTATCTTTAGTGATATTGATAGTCGCTGTTGCATTTGAAGTCTGCCCCTCAACAACTTCATTATAGTTAAATACAGTTCTTGTTGTTAACTTAACAATGATAGAGTCTGTTTTGACTTCTTTAATAATTGCAGTTGCGCCTGAAGTTGCGCCCACAACTGTTTCTCCAACTACAAACGTTCCAGTTTTACTAGTTAACGTTAGAGTCGTTGATTGCATCCATTCATAGTAGGCTTGCATGAACAGCAAGAATCTTTCCGTATCAACGGAAGAGTTCTCACCGACAAATGAGCCTACATTTAATGACGGCTTGAAAAATGCATCATTCATTTTTATCTATTGACCAAGCTAATTGATTTATCGTCAACCATTGTAACTGTAATATCAGCATCTCGAATAGAAATAATTTGACTTCTTAATGGAAGAATGTCTTTATCTTGTGGTACTGCTGTAACTTTTAATGTTGTACTGCCATCGTTAAATGCAGTCGGTGCAAAGTTTGTTAGCACAATTTTACCTGTTGTGTAATTGATTGTTCCTGCATTGATAGAAACTGCAATGTTATCTAAGCCCAAAACTCGGTAAATACGAATCAGGCCATTGTTGTCTTCTAAGAAGCAGTTTGAGTATCCACCAAATGTAAATGCATTTGATGTTAATTTATTTCCAACGCCATACGCTGAAGTTGTTGGTCTGCCGTTTGTTGCATTGTCAATTGCATTTGAGAAACTAATCTCATATCGTGTACTAACGCCCAATTGAACGTCAATCTCTTTTCTCATTCGTGCAGACATGACGTTACTTAGGATAGACCTTTCAGTCGTATCAATAAGTCTAGATAATTTTGAATATCTGAAGTATTTTGAGAACTGATTAATCTCGTCTGTATTGTATGTTTTGATTGTATCAATCACAAGTTGCTTGATTTCAGCGGCACTCATAATTGTAGAATCTGATAGATACTTTACTGTTGCATCTATAATGATGTATGTGTACTCAGGGTCAACAATTTCTGATGTTACTGTTAAAATCTTTTTAGGATTGATAACAGAATTAATTAAGTTTAATTTTTCAGTCGCAGTTAATACGTCACCAACTTTAGGCTTGACTGCAATGAATACTTTACCATATGTTGGTGGGTCATTATCTTCACCACCCCAAACAACGCAAGAATCTACTGTCGCTTGTTGTAACATTAGAGTTTTATAGTCATCTGCTGTTACGACACGATTCTGTGCTTCATATGTTTTTGGTGCATTGAATTTAATTTGATTGATAGATTCTCTGTCTGCACCACCGGCTGCCGGATCAGTTGAAACAAAACTAATTGTTGTTACGCCAGCAATTGCGTCAGCATATGTCAACGTTTGAATGTCGTTTGCTGAAGTTCCGTTAGATACAAGATATTCAAGTACAACAATATTGCCAGCATCTAATGCGACACCAAATACACCATCGCCAAATTTGAGTTCGTATTGTCCGTCTTCAACTTCTTCAATATAATAAACTCTAGTCGTAGAAGCAACTTCAACTAGGCTAGTAACTTTGACAAATGTTCTTACTGTGCTATCTGTAGATGAATTTAAAACGCTAACAGTCAGAGTCGATGTGTCAACGTTTTTATTTGGAATTAAGAATCTTTGGTCAGGATCGTTTAAATTGACTGTATATCTTCTATTGATATAACGTCCTTCTTTGAGAGACATAGCCGAACTATACACACCAGATAATGGCGTGATAATTACAGAAGTAGTATTCAAGAAGTTATATGTTGTTCCGTCTACAGAGCCTGTGAAAGAAGTGTAAGCTGGAATAGTAACATTTGTTGGCGAACCAGTAACAGTCACCGTTGCAGTACCGCTAATAGATGCGGAAGTAACTGAACGTGGTGTATAGTTTAAAGACTTGGCTAAGTTGACAACTGAATTTCTTTTCTGTGCTGTTGGCAAAAATGCTTCAGCCGCTACCATGTTAAGGTAGAATGAATTGTAGTATGTGTTATACGCTAACAAGTCTAATAGAACATTAAGTCCAGAACCCTCAAAGTTATAATCTCTGAATTGATCCTGTGCTTGTAGATAAGATTTAAAGTTAGTTTTGATTCCCTGAAAATCTAATGCATCTATTTTTAAATTATTGTCCGATGCCATTATGTTGTCCTTTTGACTGTTGTTTGTAGATTTGCAATACCAGAGGCATTCTTAATTACATACTCTAATTTGATATCAAACCCATCATCCGAATAATCTATCTTTATGTCTCTTAGTGAAATGCGTTTTTCATATTTCTCAATGTCTCTTCTGAGACTATTCTTAAGTTCATACAATGTAAATACACCATTTCTAGAGAACAAATAATTTTTAACGCTACTACCATAATCAGGCAAGAACGGGCGTGAGCCTTTTGTCGTATTGATTAAATTAGACAAAGAACGTCTAACCGCAACCTCATTTGTGATGGGACGAACGTCACCAGTCACAGGATGAGGCGTGAAGTCTAATGGTAAATCTTTGTAAAAATTAATAGTAGCCATTTTTTTCTTTTATTTATGTAAGTTATTCTGCCGTTTTAGCGTCTTGAATTTCTTTTCTGCGTTCTTTAGCCGCTTTTGTAAACTCTGCTAATGCTTTTCTCGCTCTAGTACCAGCCGCTTTGTTTCCTTTGTTGTCAAATTTATCATTCTCCGCAAGATACGATTCAAATAAATTAACTAAGTTTTCGTGATTTGTCATAATTATTCCTTATAAAATGTTGACATTTGCTTGACATAGTGTTACACTACTGTGTAGCCTATGATTTTAACCTATACCTGTAGAAGTAACCCCAAAGTCTTTGCTTAATACATCATGGATGTGAGTTCCAAGACTTGTACTTCCTGTAGTTACAATCGGTGCAGTTACAGAAACTGCACCTGTTATTGGTCCGGCAACTTCTAATATTCCAGTCACACTAACTGAAGGTGCGGTAATTGTTGTTGCCGATGATGATTGAAGATTCAATGTACCAAGAAGCGCCTTTATACTTGCATACAATCCAGCAGTCGCAGTAAATGCACCACCAGCAGTAATAGTGGCCGCACCACCAGCAGTAATAGAAGCAAGTCCTCCAGCAACAACGCTTGTCGCTAATGTTGATGTAATCGCTATAGATTCGGTTGCTGTTAAATTAATGTTCTTTGCATTTAAATTAATATCACCATCTACGGCTTCAACTGAAATATCATTAGTTGGTGTGTAGATTGAAATTTTTCCATCAGAACCTATATTGACTTTTGCACCAGTTTTGTGCTGAATTAATATGTGTCCATTTGCTTCACCTGAAGATTGCGTGACAACTTCAATGATGTTATTTCCAATCTCCCAACAAACTGTATTTGCAGAATTGTTTGCAGTAGTAACCCTAGCAAAGTTTCTAATTAAATTGGGTGATGTACCAAAATACTCTGAAGCATTTTGCGGAATTGCAGGAAGATAACCTAAAATTGCAGGCTCTTGTGCAGACAATGAATCTAAGAAGAAACCAAATACCCATTCACCAACTTTAGGACTTGCGTAAAGATTCGGTGTGTTTAGAGGGTGAATAGATAGCGCCCAAGGCAAGTCTTCAGTCGGAACTAAACTAGTTGCCTTTGCAGGATGATAACCAAAACATCTTACTTTGCATCTGCCAAGCGTCAATGGATCGTTGATATCTTCAACAACTCCAATCCACCAAACAAATCCATCCTGCCCAATAAAATTTCTCATCAATTTCCCATATGCTTAAAATACTGAATCTGTCTCTCTTGGTCAGCAACCCATTCATCTGATGGCTTACCTTCACCTTTATAGTAACGTAATGGTTTGCCTGTCTTCTTAGAGACTAACGCCCACTTGCCATCTACTTGCTTAAGTGTCTCAATTAATTCTGGACCGTAAACTTCTTCTTCCCACTCTTCCGTTGATAGTGTGGTGCCTTGTATAAATTCTTTAAATTTTTTCATAGCTTGTCTAATTCTGATGTGTCTACTGCGCCTGGAGGAACATTATCTTTAATCCAAGTCAGTAATTGCTTTTTCACATCAAGTTCTTTTTTAGCAGGTTTTCCTGGTTCTTTAAGTGTCAAATACTTAAAGTCTTTGATAACAGGATTACCCTTCTTATCTTTGTATGCTTTACCTGTTTGCGGATCAACAATGAAAATTGTATTCTCTGGATTATTTAGAATGACATAAACACCGCCTTGAACGGTTGGTGGCATAGCAGTTGTCACTAAGTTATATACAGTCTGTGCCGCACCAGCATGAGTCGCAAGCAAAATATCTTCAGGCACAACTCTTGCTCTTGATTTGTTATTCTTGATTGCAATCTGATAGTTTGTTAGAACCCAAGATACATGAATGTCTTTTGGTTGATATCCAGCTTCAAATAGTTTTGGTAAAACATCAGTCATGTCCGAAACTTCTTTGAATGTGCTATCGAAAATAAGATTTGGCAATTGACCTTTTTCAGCGCCAGCAAGCATTAAGTCTAACGTCTTGTTTTTTACGTCAGTTGCACGAATGAGAACGTGTAAAATATAAACATGAGTTGGAGTCTTAAGATTCAATTCACCCATCTTCACATTTGCATCAATCAATTCTCTCTGAATAAGTTCTTTATCTTTTTCAGAAATTTTGTTACCATATTTGTCAAGCAAATCTTGAGTTGTAAATTTACCAAGTGCATCTAGCTTCTGAAATGCAATCTTTAATTCGTCAACGTCACGTATCTTAAAATCCGAGCCTTGCATAAAATGCTGAACAGCAAAACCTTTACCTGAACCTGCACCACCAGCAAGGAACACAATCTGCCCATACTTTGCGCCATTGTTGTAAAGAATTTGCTTCTCCACAAGTTCATATGCTTTGTAGTCTTTTAACTCTACATACTCTGAAAATTTGAGTTTCATGGTACTAAACCTTTTCTCCAATATCTGTTCACTATTGTTGTTGAATCTGTGCTGTCTTGATAACGTCTATTTGGCAATGCCGATTCTGTAGTTGGCGTGGTAACTCCAGTATTAAAGTCGTATGGTATGGTTGCTCTGCCCAGTTCTAATGACTTTGAATATGAACCCATTCTAATTTTATGATGAACGGACATGACAAAATATCGACCTGAATGAATTCTGTCATTGGGTATACGTGGATTTGTTGGGTCTGCTAATTTTTCAAATGCACTAGGCACAATAAAGTTCACAATGTGCCCAACGCCAATATTATTTTTACCACCTTCAATCTCTACACCAATTTGAAATAAATTCTTAGTTAAATGTCCATAAATGTTATTAGACAACCACTCATCTCTGTTTACTGAATCATTTAATGAAGATGTAATTAACTTTCTTCCTGGAGTTTGTCCAGCGATATCATCAAATCGTGAAAATATGTTTGAGTTGTCAATTGTCTTGTATGAATAGAAATCTGTCGATTCATTTTGTCCGTTAGCATATGACAGTTTTCTCATTGCATGAGTTCTTGATATTGGGTCAATTGATGTGACTGTTGTGTTATATAACCCCAATAGCATTGCATTCAAATGGTTGATGTTTTCTCTTCTCTCAAACTTCAAAGTTCTTAATGTTGCATCTTCTTTATTCGCTACAGTTTTTTGTGCAAATTTAATATCATGCACACCATACTGTGCCGCATCTCTGATTAATTTATTCAAACTACCAAAGTAATATGATGATGTGAATGGCTCATCTGTTTTGGCGTTTGTTGCAAATACCGGATTGAATCTTTCAAAAAATACATAGAAGTCACCTTTTGCACACGCACGATGAGTCATTGCTTCAATCGCTTTATGTGGCATAAGTCCTGTAGAGATAAATGGTTTTTCAAGTGTAATTTTGGGGTCTTCTAAGACCAAATCATTTGTTCCACCCATTTCAGAGAACATAGAAGCTACTGCATCTCCGATTGACATATTCTTATAACTTTTGAACAAGCACTTTTTAGTTGAGTTAATATAAGTTCTTGACGTAAACTGTAATTGATATACACTATGCAAAGTTGTTTGGTCTACTGTGCTTTCGCTAATCTTATGAACAACTAAATCTTGTCGCCAAATAATAACTTCACCATTTCCTGGCTTTGCAACTTTTAATCCAATTAACTCACCACCACGTAATGCAAACTTTTCTAAGCCACCACCAGAATCATCAATTGTAATTACACCCTCAATAGACGCAGAGAACATATCTTCAATGATTTCAATATCTCTAAACGCACCCATCAAGTCTACCTTCTCGCCATATTGCGTAAGTAGAAAAACTTCCTTAACGTCAACGTCTGAGCCAAAGCCAGGAACAATTGATGGGTCTTGCGATACTTTTATATCCGAAGCCTGCCCAATGTCGGGCGAAAACTTAGTAAACGCAGAAAAATTATTATTGGTGGTAGCCATTAGATAACTGGTTTCTTAGTAATAGAATTCAAATCAGAAGTAATCGCATTGATTAAACTTTTTCTAATGACTTTTATTTTTGATTTATTTGAGTTAACTCTCAACTCATATTCGTATTCAGTTTCAGATGTTCTTGCATTTGATGAAAGACTATTGTATGTTGTTTGGTCCACAATGTCATTACTTGAATTGTAGTAATATTTTACAGTAGACATAGCTGCCGTAAGGCTACCATACTTTTCAATAATGTATGATTCTAAGTCTACAGAATTCTTTGGCCAGTCATCATACAAACTATGGATATCATTGGCAAGCATAATAATCCAATCATAATCTGTACTACCATAGAGTCTATATGATACATAGTCTGGACGTTCTCCGTCTCGCACCATGTATGGTGAGTACAATAATCCTCTGTAGTTTTTTAAATAGTCTTTTACTTTTAAAGATGATGTGATATCGATTGCAGTAAGTGAATCGTAGTCATCAACTTTATAAGTTATTTTTGGATAGAATGTGTATATTGACATATTAGAAAATTGTTCGACCTGATGTTTTATGTTCTGCTGTTGCGTAGTCTGCTGTAATCAATACGCTCTCTCTTAATGCAATTGTCATGTTAACTTCAGAAGCAAAATAATCTCCAGTGTTTGCGGATTCGGGGCTTGAAAGAAATACCATTTTGTTTTGTGCGCCATAATCTAAGCCAACGTTTTCAATCATACAGAAGTCAGATTGAAATAAAGAAACAATTTCGCTGTTTGTTCCATTCTTTTTATAAAGAATCAATTCTAATTCGCACATATCTGGATAACCAAACGTCAAAGGTGCTTTAGATGCTTCCACAATTGATGTTCCTTCATTTTCATTGAATGCATCAAGCCCAAGTTCTGTTAATGCTATTCTTTTTTCTTCATCGGGTAATGCATTAATTGCGTCAAGGTCTGCTTGACTTATACCAGATTCGGCTAAAGCGTTTTCGTTAAAACCTGTTAGTGTATCGTTTAAATTTCCTCTAGGTGAAGATGCAACACGAAACGTGTGAATAATATCACGCATCGTTTTTGCTTCCTCATAACTTGTAGGTTTCATGTTAAATGGCAATTGAAAAGACCTGAATCTAGGTCCTTGATAAATCAGTTGTTGAAAACTGTTAAATAGTTTTCTTGTCAAAAATTCTGCTTGAGATTTACCCGATTGTCCTGCACTAGCAATATATCCCACACCAGCACCGAGAGCATTCATCAATCCTTTTTGAATCGCTTCTAAACCACTACCTTTGACTTTACCCAACAAATCTGTCATGTCTTTCAATGTTGCATTGCTAGTTTGTCCTGGTTCAATACTACCAAATATGCCTGTAGCTTCCGTATAGCTGTTGCTTAACTGTGTGCTAAACGTGCCGCCAAGTCGTATATAAATAGATGGCGCATTAGAGTCTTTACCCGTTGCATCGTAGAATTTAAATCTAGCCATGGGAATAACAAATTCTGAATGTGCAAAGTCGCTACCAAATATTAATTCGGTTTCTGGTCCGCTAGGATATTCAAATCCAGAGGTTGTTATTGTAAATGGTGTTCTATCTGTCATTTGACTTTCTCTTATATTAATTCATTATTCTATTTATGTCATACAAAGGTAAATTTAAGCCTAAAAACTATCAAAAGTACAAAGGCAACCCAACAAATATTACATATCGTAGTTTGTTAGAGAGAAGATTCATGGTATATTGTGATGAAACTCCATCTATACTTGAGTGGTCTTCTGAAGAAGTTGTTGTGCCTTACGTGTCTCCTGTTGACAATAGATATCATAGATACTTTGTTGATTTCTGGATGAAGTATAGAGACAAGAACGGAGAGATAAAATCTGTATTGATTGAAGTCAAGCCAGACATACAAACACGCCCTCCTGTTAGAAAAAATACACCAACTGGTAAACCAACTAGACGATTCATCAATGAAGTGATGACATGGGGCGTGAATCAAGCAAAATGGGAAGCCGCAACAAAGTACTCAATTGAAAGAAATTGGGAATTTAAAATCATAACTGACAAAGATTTGAGATAAATAGAAGTATGATATTCGATAACATACTCATTCAAGGCGCACGACAAGGCATCATTCCTGCAAGAACAGTTGCGGCAAGGGATTGGTACAGACAAGCGGCTGGTAAATTAACATCAAACATAACTCCTGGTGTGTTTGAAAAACGAACCGACTCTGCGAGAAAAGTTTCTACGATGGAGTATGGGTATATGTATGCATTCAGATACGACCCAAAAATGAAAAAAGAGTTGCCGTACTACGATACGTTTCCTTTAATCTTTCCAGTAAAGATGGAATCAGATGGATTTTTGGGAATCAACTTTCACTATTTGCCGCCTGTACTACGTGCTAAATTAATGAATGCGTTGTACTCGACATTAACAAACAAAAAGTATGATGACACAACAAAAGTTAAAATTTCATATTCTATTCTGCAATCTGCATCTAAGTACAGATACTTTAAGCCGATGCTAAAAAAATATCTAAGAAGTCATGTGCGTTCACAATTCTTAGAGATACAAGTAAACGAATGGGATATGGCTATTTTTCTACCAACAGAGTCTTTCAGAAAAGCAGACACAGGACGTGTTTGGGAAGAGTCTCGCAAACAATTAGGAAAGTCATAAAATGGCAACAACTTTACCCACAGTTACTGTAACGGCAAAGAGAGAGAGCCCATTTAGCATATCAAACTTTAAAACTGCTATTGGTAAGCCAGTTCGCCCTAACTTATTTCGTGCAATATTGCGTGGATGGGAAGACAACGAAGTTTTAAACGCAACGATGGCTCAGTATGGAGTTTCAGATATTGATGATTTTGTTTTTAGATGCGAAAAAGCTGAGTTGCCTGGTCGTTCTATTGCTACGTCAGACGATACTGGTGGGGGTGGTCCTGCATTAAAACTTCCATACGATGTTACATATAATGACATGCAACTTTCAATTATATGTTCAGCCGATATGAAAGAACGTGTGTTCTTTGAGTCTTGGATTGATTCTATTGTTGGTCCTGCTGGAGAAACAACTGGAGCATCAAATGGTGGCTTAGTTTCATATTTTCAAGATTATGCTAGAGGTGTCACACTAGAAATTCAGCAATTAGATGAAGCAGGCAATAAACTTATTTCATACCAATTAAATGACGTTTATCCTACAGTCATATCACCTATGAATGCAACATGGGAAGAAGTAAATTCTTATCAACGTTTTGGCGTTACATTATTTTATCGCTATTACAAATTTACAATAGCAGGCGGCGGCTGGGAAGTTCCGCCAGACCTGCGCTAAAAATTTTTAATCATTAACACCTTTGGAGGTACATCATGGCTTTGCCTAAAATTAACACACCTATCTTTGAATTGACTTTATCATCATCTGGTCAGGCAGTACAATATCGTCCTTTCTTAATGAAAGAACAGAAGATTCTTTTACTTGCATTAGAGAGTGGAGAACCTAAATCAATTATGACAGCAGTAAAGCAAATTATTAATAATTGTGCTATTAGTACTGTTGACGTAGATAAGTTGCCGATATTCGATTTAGAATATTTCTTTATGAGACTACGTGGCAAATCTATTGGTGAAACAGTAGACTTGCAAATGCGTCATCCAACAGGGTTAAATTCCAAAGAGGAAGAATGTCAGCACGTAACTAAGTTTCCATTTAACATCATGGAAGTTGAAGTCGAAAAAACAATTAGTCATACAGACAAGATTACAATTGATGAAGAAACAGGTTTGGGTATTAAGTTAAAATATCCAACAGCAGACTTTACTGAAATGAATACTGACGATTTAAGTCAATTAGATGTTGCAGTTAAAATGTTGATTGCATGTATTGATTACATTTACGATAAAGATGAAGTATATAAGAGAGAAGATTCTACAATGAAAGAATTAGAAGAATTCGTAGATAGTCTTTCACAAGAACAGTTTAAAGCTGTAATGAATTTCTTTGAAACCATGCCAAAACTAAAACATAACATTAAATGGAGATGTACAGGTTGCGGTTGTGAAGATGAAGTTATGTTGGAGGGAATGGGAAATTTTTTCGCATTGTGATGGGGCATGATAGTTTAGCGAACTATTATAAGACCAATTTTGCTTTAATGCAACATCATAAATACAGTTTAGGTGATTTGGAAGACATGATTCCTTTTGAGCGTGATATTTACATAATGTTATTAAGTCAACATATCGAAGAAGAAAATGACAGAATACAACAACAAAATCAGGCGCACAGAAGGGGTTAATGACAATGACAACAGCTAAAGAATACGCTAAATTGAGCGATAGCGAAAAGAAAAAAGAAGACTGGATGAACGCTAAATGGCGTCCAATGATGGGTTGGATTTATATGCTAACCTGTGTAACAGACTTCATTATTTTTCCTGTATTATGGTCTATACTACAAGCCGCATTGAAACAACCTGTGACTGCATGGCAACCTATTACTTTGCAAGGCGCAGGTTTATTTCACCTCTCTATGGGTGCTATTATTGGTGTTGCGGCTTTTGGGCGCACACAAGAAAAACTAGCAGGAGCAAACAATGGCGGTATGCAACCCATGGGACAAAGCGTCACGACAACATATGGCTCACCTTCAGCAGGAGGCTTCGGAGCATCCAGCAGTTTTGGTTCACCAACATCAAACAGCTTTGGTAGCAGTTCAGGCTTTGGAGCATCAACGTCTAACTTTGATTCAAAACCAGCAACCGGAAAAGCCGCAAAATTTGCCGACCCAAATCCCGACTCAGTATTCGACAGAGGGTAATCAATAATGGCAACAATAGGCAACTACGGAGCCGCACTAGGAGACACGCTTAAGCAAACTGCTGGCGGTATAGTCAAAGGCTTTGGTTATGGACTCAAGGGAGCCGCACTCTCTGAGATGCCAGGACTTGTTGCCGGCTATGGCGCATTCTCTGCGCTACGCAAAAATGCAAATAGCATTGGACAAGCTAAAGCGGCTCTTGCACAAGGGTCTGCACAAACTCCAGCATCATCCTCATCAATGGCAGGAGGAAATCCATTTGCACAAATGGTTCACCAGTTAGCACAGATTAATGCTAATACTGCTACTGCGGCTAATGTTGCAAAAGCATCTGCTAAAGCTGAACAATATAAAATGATGTTTGAAGAAGAGAAGGCTAGAGAACAAGCACAACAGAATCAAGCACTCATCGATGCAATTAAAAATTCAGGAATGGGTGGAGGAGGTAAAGCGGGAGAAGCAAGTGCCGCAGCCAGTGGTGGTGGACTATTAACTAACATATTAGGTAATGCTTTAGGTGGAATGTTAGGTACAGTTGTTATGGGTGCATTGCTAGGACTTAAAAACAAATTAAAAGCATTCATTGCAGAGTTAGTATTATCTGCGGCTTTGCTATTTGGTGGACCAGGAGGTAAGTTAGGAAAACTTGGTGGTGCCGCTTGGGCAGGTGCAAAGATTGCAGGTAAAGTTGGTGCAAGATTTATACCTTACGTTGGTTGGGCACTACTAGCCGCAGACGTTGCTGAGGCTGGTGTTGCAATCGCAGGAGCCGCAGATAAGTCTGCAAAGAAAAATGCTAATAAACCTAATGCTCCTATGGAGTATGACGCAATGGGCAATGCTACAGGTGTTGGTCCAGATACATCTGAAGATACAAAAAAGGGTAATGCAAATTCGCCAAAATCGGTAACTGCACAAACAGGCGCAAATAAAACTTCAGGACTTTTATGGAGAGTTCCTCTTACTGTACCATATAGAGTTAGTAGTGAGTTTAAAGAGAAGAGTGCGTTAAGAGGCGGCAGAGAACATGATGGTATTGACTTAGCAGTCGGTATGGGTAATTATGTTGTAGCCGCTGCCGATGGTATTCTTGTTCAAGTAAGCGAAAATAAAACTGCTGGTATATTTGCAATAATTGACCACCGCAATGGAATGACTTCAGCATATTGTCATCTATCTGCTGGTTTGACTCAAAAAGTTGGTCAGAACGTAAAGGTTGGTGATGTTATTGGTTTTGTCGGTAGTACTGGACACTCAACAGGACCACACTTACACTTCTCATTAAAGCGTGGCGGAAGCCCAGTTGATCCAAGAACATTTATTAAATTTGGAGAAGGAAACAAAGAAACTACTCCTGAGGCTCCAGCTAAAGCGCCTAGCGGTGCACCTCAAGGCGATGCTAAACGTGGAAATTTTGATCCAAGAAAAGCGCAACGTGTTCCTGGTTTTGCCGCACAAGCAAATAAAAAATTAACAGATAATGCAGTAACAGCGTATTACAAAGCATTGAAAGAAGGTAAATCAGAAGAAGAAGCAAAAGCAATTGCAACTAAAGTTGCTGGAGAAAATCCTGAAGCAAAATCCGCATTAGAAAAAGTCAGCGCAAAAGCAACTAAAGTTGCTGGAGGAGGTGATTCTGAGAACGGAATTAATGGAGTTTCAAGTGCTGGTGACATAGTTCCTCTTGCAGTTGCAAAAACTTCAGCAACACCATTGATTGAAATGGGTGATGCTGGTGTAGCAGAATCAATGCAAAATAAAACTCCAGTATGGGTAGATGCATATTTGCGTAAAGTTGCCGCTAAAGGATACTACACAGAACGTGAAACTGCCAAACGCACTCAAGAAGTTATTAAAGAATTAGGCGGTATTAAAGAGAACACTCGTATTACTGCTAAAGAGGTTACAAAAAGTAGAGTAACTAAAAGCATGTTCCAATCATCGGAACAACTATTATCTAAAGTAAATAAACAATTCACGGATAGTCTACAGAGACAGTTAACTAAAACTATTTCTGGCACCTTGATGAATGCATTGTATCCAGGTGGATATAAAAATGTTAGTCAAAAAACAGCACAAGGTCAAATGTATAGGGGTGAACAACTTAATAAACTGTTAGGTCTAACACCACAACTCACTAAACTCGGAACGTCTGTATTTGGCAAACAATATGGTCCTGCGTTTGGACAAATCTTCAGTAAAGCCGCAACAGGTTATATGGAAGTTGGTGCTAGGGCTGTAGCAAAAGGCATCTTTGGTTCGATGGGTGCCGGAATGAATGATAATGCCGCTAATGTTCTTGGTGGACAGATTTTAGGTAATCTTGCTAAAGGAACACAACAAGGCAAATTAACTGCGCTTGAACAAATTATCTATGGTGTGAGTGGCGGACAAGTTGCATTAGGTCCAGAGACTATCTTTGCAAAATATGGATTTGCATCACCACAAGATGGTATTAATTACATGGCCAATGTATTAGGATCATCTATGATGGGACCTATTGATAGTGCAATGGGAACTACTCCACTCAGTATGAATAACATGGATCCACGAATGAGAACCATGGGAATGTATGGCGGATACAATGGTCAAGTTGGTGGTTCACCGACAGGAATGCCTTCAGCAGGAACATTGCAAGCGGCCGCACAAAACAATCCTTATATGCAATTGAATAAAGATGGCATGGTTGTTCTTAAAGATAACATGCCTGAACAAACAAAAACTATTGCAGAACAACTTAATGTTGCAAAACAATCTGAGATAGATTCAAAACAAAGATTTTTAGATGCAGAAAAAGGTAGTGAAGAAAGAGCCATTGCACAGAAAATGGTTAGTGAATCGCAATATGAACAACAGATATTAACTAATAGACTTCTTGCATCTAGAGCAACAACTGGTAGCGGAACAAACGTATCTATTGGTGGTGGAGGTGGTAGCGGAGGATTCTTTAGCGGAGGTGGACCTCTTGCTGAAGTTGGTAATATGGCTCTTGACTTAGGAAAGTCGGCTGCCACTTCTGCTATTGTTCAATCGATGGGTATTAAAAATCCATACATGTCTATGCTTGCATCTTTTGCAGTTAGCAAAGGATTAAGTTTTGTTGGAGGTAAAGCATTCGACATGCTTGCTGGCACAGAAATGGGTAAAAGCATTACTGGCGCATTCTCTGGTGCTGGAGACACAATTAAGAATATTTATGGAACATATGCACCAACATGGGCTGGTGGATATGATGCCGCAACAATGGCCGACTTAGAATTAGGTCGAGCCATGACAGCAAATGCTGGCGGTACGGGCGCATCAGCAACTTCATTCCTTGACGGATTTAACTTCATGGATGCATTGCCGTATGCAGGTGCTATTATAAAATTAGCACAAGGTGACATAAAAGGTGCGGCATTTACAGCCGCTGGCGTATACGCTGGTCAATTCATTGGTAATATGATTCTTCCTGGTATTGGAGGAGTTATTGGTGGGTTTCTGGGTGGAATTGTTGGTGGTTTATTTGGTGGCGGTGGCGGTGGTTACGTGCCTAATCCAACTGTTTGGCGTATTATTCGTGTCAGCGGCAATAATAATATTGCCTCAATTGTAGATTTACAAGCGCCGAAAGATAATCCACCTAAAGAATTTTTTGACCTTTGTGATAGTTTACTCAGAGTTGGATTTAATGCAACGAAAGCGGCCGAAGTTGAAACTAAAAAACCGCCACCTTTTGATTTTATTATGTGTTCGATGAATGGTCCAGATGGTATTTTCTACAGTTTGAGAAAAGGTGATCCAACATCCGCTGATTGGAAGGCAATAGCATTGGGCAAAGCAGATAAGACATTTTCTGCGGGTAAATCTGCTTCAGCAATTGTTAAACTTATTACAGATACATTTAAAGAAGCATATGCCGCTGATACAGTCGCTATTGATAAGGCATCCAAACTTCTGAATAGCAAATCTTATGCCACAGTATCAAAAGGTCTACTTAAAGAATTGAGTACTGGTACTAATAAAATTGATGTTACAAAAGAGCAAGGCGTGTTTGGTGCTACTCCCGCACAAGATGCAATTATTATGGCTGGTCGAGCAAATGCGCCGCAAGCCGCAACATCAGATGAATCCAGTTCAACGCCTCCAATGATTTATAGTATGAAAGAAGGCAAGTATGTTGAAGCACCATTTACAGAAAAAATGGTAGATGCTACTGATGAAAATGGATATACGTATAAAATCAAACAAAAAGTGTACACACCTGATGCATTAATGATTGATAAAAATGGTAATGTAATATACGATAAAAACAAAAGTGGCGGTATTGACTTAGCAGACATTGCAACTCCAACATTGGTAACAACCTCAGGAACTATTACTGGTGGTACAACTGTTGCAACAACCACTACAGGAACAGGAACAACTGGTAACGTGAATGTTGTCACTAATGCAGATAACAGTCAGACAAACAATCAATCTGTTAATACATATTACACAAGTCTTTTAAGCAAATCTAGAAACGCTATTAGAGATGCTAGTGTGAATACTGCATTGCCTGCATAAAAAAAGGGGAAGCATGTTACTGCTTCCCCAAAGTCACAAAGGAGATTACGAAATATTAATCTTCAGCGAGTTTCTCAAAGTAACTCAAATCTTCATCTTCATCAAGTGAAGCAGTAGCAACTGTAGTCTTTGGCTTAGTTGGTGTCTCAGGTTTAGCTGAGGATGTTACGTTAGGTTTAGTGGAGTAATAATTGTCTCCAGCAGAACCATCTTCAAGCCCAAGCACTTTATTCAAACGTGCTTTCAATTCATCATAAGACTTAAAGTTCTTCTCACTCAAGAATTCAGACAAGCTAAACTCTTGCTTCCAGATACGTTCTAAGTCATCTTCATCGCCAGACAAAGGTGCTGGTGATTCAAACTCAGACTTATCATAGTTCTGATAACCTTCTACTTTACGAATCTTCAACTTGAAGTTCGCACCTTCCCAAAGGTCGAATGGGTTGACAGGAGTTTCATCTTCAAACTCAGGATTCATCAAGTCATTCAACTTGTCGAAAATCTTCTTACCGAATTTGAACAATTTAACTGTTCCGTCATTGTCAGGATTTGCAGGATCCTTAACAATATAAACGTTTGCGATATACTGCAACTTACGCTTTTGCTTACGTGCAATATCTTTGTTAGCATCAGAACCAGAGTTCCAAAGGATGCTATTGTGTTCAGACACAGGGTCTTTCTTGTTGAGTGTAGTCAACGAATTTTCAATGTACCATCCACCAGGACCTTGGAATGAATGA